TCTAACGTAACTGCTGAAGTTAAATCTTGGGATAATACTACAAGAACACTTATTGTTATTAATCGCTCTGGAACATTTACAGTACCAGAGACTTTGACAGGTGGTAGTTCAGGTGCATCCTTTACAACTGCTACATATAATACGATTGACAATGCTAATACTGAGTACGATCAAAACAACGACTTTGAAACTCTTGACAATCAGATTATTGACTTCTCCGAGGCAAACCCATTCGGTTCAGTCGGATCTATTACTGACAACACAATCTAATGCTAGGAACTTATTCATACAACGAAATATTTCGTAAGACAATTGTATCTTTCGGAACTCTGTTTAATAACATAGAAATCCGTAGATCGGATGAGGTTATGAAAGTACCTCTTGCATATGGTCCTAAACAAAAATTCTTAGCACGTTTAGATCAGAATCCAGATCCTACAAATAAAAGAGTACAGATAACTCTTCCAAGATTATCGTTTGAGATCAATGATATATCATATGACTCAACAAGAAAAGTCTCACCTACACAAAAAATTAAATTTAAGAAAGACACAGACGAAAATAAAAATGTATTCATGCCTGTGCCCTATAACATAGGTTTTGAGTTAGCAATTATAGCAAAGAACCAAGATGATGGACTACAAATTATAGAACAAATATTACCTATATTTCAACCTCATTATAATCTATCTGTAAAATTATTAACAACTGTTGGAGAAACTAAAGACGTACCTATAGTCTTAAACAATATAGACTATGAAGATGATTATGAGGGAGATTTTGCAACTCGTAGAGCAATTATATACACTTTATCATTCACTGCTAAGACATACCTTTACGGTCCTGTCACAGATGCAAAAGTTGTCAGGAAGACTCAAGTCGATTACTACGCAAACACAGATACTGCTACAGCACCAAGAGCGAAGAGATACACTGTACAACCAGAATCTACTATTGATAGAGATGGTACAGTAGCAACAACTCTTTCTGGTACCATTAGTAAAACTGCTACAGGATTTGCAGTTGCTAATGCTTCTGGTATCAATCAATGGGATAACATATACATTGGTACTGAACTCATGAGAGTCTCTAACAAGGTTGGTAATAATCTAAGTGTTATCAGAGGGTATGAGAAGTCAACTCCTACAGTACACAGTGTAGGATCAAATGTATTCATCGTTAATGCTGATGATAATGCTCTAGTAGAATCTGATGATGACTTTGGATTCGGTGAGATATACTCTGAGTATACTGACATGAAGAAATATAATCCTGTAAGTGGACAGGATGAGAACATCTAATGGAATTTTCTGGATTAGATAAAGCATTTGGAGAAGAACCGAAAGGTGATTTGAAGAAGCATGTTGATAAAGTTAAACCTCTTCTTAAGAAAAGTCAAGAGGATGATGTAAGACATGACTATGAGACTGCACGTGCACAGATGCATAATCTAGTTTCTAAAGGACAAGAGGCAGTAGATGGGATCCTAGAGGTCGCACAGAGCAGTGATCATCCAAGAGCATATGAAGTTGCTGCATTGATGATAAAGAACGTTGCTGATACTACAGAGAAACTTATAGATTTACAACGAAAAATGAAAGAGTTGGATGCAGAAGAGAAGAAGGTGACTAACAATACTACCAATGCACTCTTCGTAGGAAGCACTACTGATTTACAGAAGATGTTAAAAAACATAAATAAAGATACTGAAGACAAGACAACAGACAAGAAATGACAGTTCTAAACGTATTAAGTACCAACGCAATAGCAGCAGGTGCGACTGAATACCAAGTTGTAAAGACTGGGTTCTATCGTGTCGTAGCAACCGCAGGAGATGCTACAGTATCATTTAATGGCGGACCTGCAATCACTTTGATTCAAGATGAGGCAATCCTACTTAAAGGTGGTAAGCCTGGTCATGCAAAGATTGTAAAGGGCGTTGATGATTCCACAGCAGATTATACATTAGGTAGACACCTACATGAAACATCATCAAGTCACCCATTCTCAGTGGGAGATTTTATTGCTGTAGAAGATGATAGTACTTCACCTGCTATTGATAGCAACTTTCTTTCTGCAGGAACTGCAGGTAAAAAGATAACTGCAGTTGTAGGTAATTTCGTTAGTACAGATATAGATTCTTCCAGTGCATCCGCAGATTACACATATGCTTCTGGTCCTCAAGCAGTTATGAAACGTGCCACTAAGGTGGTAGTTGCATCTAACGCAATCGTATTAGAAGAGATACAAGTAGTTGGTGGATAATGCCAGCTGTTAATCAAAAGGCAGAGAAAATTGTAATGGCGATGAAACGCAAAAAGAAAAGTTTCAATCGCTTATATGGTGATGACGCTAAGAGTGTCATGTATGCGACTGCCAATAAGTTAGCACAAAAGGAAAACTTAAAGGTTATGTATTATCAGGATTTCATAAAATTAGTAGAGGGCAACCCTACTACACGTATGTTAAGTAAGTCTAAGACAAAACAGACTGGCAACATAAGTGCTGACAGAGGATCAGATGAAAAGGACAATCGAGCAAAACGTAAAGGTCTCGAAAAAGATTTAAAGAAAAAGGGTATTGGTTACAAGAAGGGTGTAGGAGAGTATAAATACAAATCTGACGATGGCAAAGAAGGTACAGGTCGTGAAGTCACGTACCAAACAAGTCCTAAAAAAGGAATGTCAAAACGTAGATTTGGAAAAGTAATGCGTCGTCTTGGTCGTAAACATGGTCAAGAATCAGTAATTACAAAAGACAAAAACAAACCTGCAAGACTACACGATACACAAAATAAGAAACCAAGCAAATCAGTAAATCTAGGGAAATCCAATCCAGGTAAAAATCCAAAAGGTGAAGGTGAGACATCAGGAACAAAAATCAGAAGTGGAAAACTCCCAAAAACAAACAAAAAAGCGTATCACTACAATTAAGAACGCTATAGATGCTCTACAAAAAGAGCATGATGAAAGTTGCTGTAAGCAACCCAGTAATAATGTTAGCAAAAAGCAATAATTGATACCAAACTACATACTGAATTGCTATACTATTATAGCTAGTATAGTAAATTTGTGCTGTTAAAATGTCACATTACACAGTAGGTTATCACGATAACTACAACGGACTACATGAGATCTGTGAGTATGCTGATGATGCATTTCATGCTATCAAACAAGCAGAAGAAGATCTAACAGGATTCAACTCTCCACACAGAGCAGAATATTGTATCAAGGAGGAATAATTGGCACATCGCTTCAAAGAAATATTACCATATCATGAACCAAAACATGTACCAATTCTTACGAGAATATGGAAATTTTTATTGAAATCACAACGTATGACTAAGAAGTACTTTAGATGACACATAGATAATACTAATATTACCTATTAACATATGTTATCTACACAATATCGTTTACGTCTTGAGACTATTTGTAAATCAATAGCAGCAGGACAGGAAGTAAGTATAAATGATATGATATGGGCAGAGAAACTGGCAAAGGCAAATACATCCGCAAGAGGTATATTAAGAACTGCTCGAAAGATGGCAAGAAATCCAGAGGATGTATTTACAAACCAAATGAATTTGGGAGATGTTGATAAAGAAATAAGGGGTTTCGGAAAACCCGAAGATGTGGTAGACTGGTTTCACGAAGATAGGTCAGATGACTGGAGGCAACGTGATTAACACACAGGGAATGTCGTATGGTGACAGTGATGGTGGTAGATCACTTCAAGAACAACGTGATGCTATACCACCTTTGGAAACACATAAAATGAATCTTCTATCTGATGCACTCAAGGTAGAGTTGAAACAACTCATTAATGAAGTATTAGATGAGAGAGAATATAAAAAGAAACTTGATGGTCCTTATGACTTTCCAGAAGATGAGTCTGAAATTCTTATAGGTGAAGACGGATCAACTGAATGGTTATATAGAGGGACATATTGACAAATGGCAGTACATAGTGTTAACATAATGGTTGCGATACTCCTTGTTGGTGTATCGTTCATAATCTATG